CGTCACGCATGGCGGGCGTCATGCCGGCGCCGGTCGGGCCGCTGACATCGCTGTACGGCGTGTCCTGGGCCTGGGCATAGGCTTCCGACACCTTGACGTAGTCGGGCGTGCCGGCCTTGTCCGAGTTGCTGTCGAGCCAGGCTTTGTATTTTTCCGGGTCCGCCATTACCGCACCTCGTTGACGATGTCGTCCGCCGTCCTGTCCGTGACCGGCGGTGCTGTCGTTGCCGCAGGCCCGCGGGCGCGCGACGATACGTTAGCCGGCGCGCTTGTGACGTTCCCGGTGCCGCGGGCGGTGCCGAGCTGGCCGAGGCTGGCGACCGGCGCCGTCAGCGTACCGGCGTTGGCTGCCTTGACCCGCATCTGTTCGGCCATGGCGCGGTCGGTGGCGTTGGCCTTGGGGTTGGCCAGGATCTTGTTGATGGCGTCGTTAGCGTTGGCCGCGGTGCGGGTCGCCTCTTCCCATATCCGCATGCGCGTGACCTTTTCCGCTTTCACTTGCGGCGAGTCGTTGGCGTCGGGGATGAAGCGGTTCATGTAGCCGGTGACTTCCTGCGGCGGCGTCACCGCGCCGGACGCGATGCGAAGTACGGGTTCGATCCAGGACCGCCCGGCGATGAAGTAGCGCCGCGCATTCGGGTCCAACTTGTTCATGATGGCGTCGGACAGGAATCCGGTGCCGAGCGTTTCGCGCGCGATCGTGGGTGCCCAGCCGGGGACGTTGTCCGGCTTGGTCATGATCGGCCCGCTCGGGCTGTCCTCCACGCCCAGAATATCTTCGATGATGGCGCGGTCGGCGGCGGTCATCTGGATGGCGCGGGCGGCGTCTACCTGTTCTTTGCTCGCCGGCGCGGCCGACAGGATGGTGGTCGATTGCGGCGGCGATAGCGACGTCACGTCGGCGGTCGCTGCGGCTCCTGGCGTTGCCACCGCCGCAGCCGCGCCCGGTGTGCCCGGCGCCGTCGGTTGCTTGTATTCCGGCAGCGTGTTGACGATGTGCCGTAGCAGCGGACGCAGAGCGGGCGGCGCTTCTTTTTCTACGAAATGATTTATCTGTATCGTGTTGCCGACGGCGTCGCTCAGTGTTTTCTGGATGTCCGGGTATTCGTTGAACATGCCAAGCGCCAGCACCCTGGTCTGGGCTTCGTTCGGGAGCCTTGTGCCCGACGCGATGTCGTTGGCTGCGCCGACCAGTGCGTTTTGGGTCTGGCCCTTGCTGTCGAAGATCGACTTCGGCGCGGCGCTCGGGTCGAGCGGGCTGGCCGGCGCGATCTGGTACTTGCCGCCGTACAGCTTGACCATGTCGTTGCCGGCGATGTCGGTGCGGCCGCCGTCGCTGGAGCCGTAGACCCGCACGACTTCCTTGCTGACAGGATCGGTGACGACGAACGGCTTGGCTTCCTGCTTGTCGAATTTGCCGGTTTGCAGATATTGCAGTTGTTCTTTGCGTGACGCGCTTTCCGGCACGCCGCCGACGCCGACCTGGGCCGTGGCATAGGCGCTCGGCAATTCCTTGACGTTCTTGAAGGCGAGGGCACGGCCGAACTTGTCGTAGAACGTTCTGGTGGCATCGGCCTGGGCTTTGTCGGCGGGGTCGGTATAGGTCAGGTCTACGGTCGGAAGGCCCCTGGTCGCGCTAGGATCGTCGCTGGCGTTGCCGACATACGGCCCCACCACGGTTTGGGTCCGCTGCGGCAGCACGGCTTCCGGCACCGTGGCCGAGAAGGCGTCGGCGGCGGCGCGTTGCGCCTTGAACTCTTCGTCCTTGCGCGCGGCTTCGGCGGCGTCGTATTGCGCCTTGGCGGCGGCGTAGCCCTGGTTGGCGCGTGCGGCTTTGATCTGCTCGGCCGTGTACATGTTGTCGAGCGCCTTGCCGGGCGCGGCCTGGAGGCCCGTGAACACGCCGCTCAAGGCCGAGCCGAGGCTAGGTCCGCCGTCCACCCACTCCGAACCCATTAGTCCCTCCTACCCGAAAGCGCCCATGCTAGACGCCATAGCATTACCGAGACCGCCACCGGCGGCCTTGGCGCCGCCCGCGGCGATGCCGCCGAGCGACTGCCCGCCATGTTGCACGATTTTGATCGGCTCGACTGCCTTGGCGACGTTGTAGGCCGCCAGATCGCCTTGCCGCATGTCCGACGCCATGCGGATGTCCTGCCCCGCCGCGTTGAAGATGGTGTTGGCGCGGTTGGTCAGGCCGTATTGGCTGCCGCCGTAGGATTGCACGGCGGCGAGTGCCGCGATCCGCTTGCGTGATTCCTGCGCGGCGGCCTGGATCTGGGCTTCGATGTTGCCTTTGATGCCTTGGTCGCCGTTCTGCTGCCCGGCCAGCAATTCCTTGTCCACGGCGAGCCGGTCGCCTTTGGCCATCGCCGCGATGTCGTCCGGCGTCAGCGCCGTGGTGAGGCGCGACTGTTCGTTGGCCTGGGCCTGCTTCTGCTTGTCGGCGGAGAGTTCGCTGAGCGCGCCCTCGCGACCGGCTTCAGCGTCCTTGCGCCGGGCTTCGTCCTGGGCCTGGTATTCCTGGCTCTTGCGGCGCTGGTAGGCGACCCACGCATCGTTGGCGGCGTTTTGCTGGTTCGCCATGTCCTCCTGCGCCTGGTAGTTCGCGACCGCGGAGCCGATCGAGAATGCCAGGCCGATGATGGAGATGGGATCGCACATGGGTTACGCGCTCTGTTGGATGTTGCCGTTACCGAGGGGGCTTTTCGAGACCAGCTGGTTGGCAGAGTATTGCCCGTAAGGTGCGCTGAGCGCGGTGCCCAGGCCGATCGCCACCGGCGTGAACACGGCGTTGAGCGGCTGCAAGTTCGGCTGCGACAGCTGCGCGCCGGCGACCGATGTTGCTGCGGTGTTGGCCGCGACGGTCGGATCTTCGGTGGCGTAGAGCTGGTTGTAGGCCTGGTTCTGTTGGCTCGCGATGCTCTGCCGCAGCGCCGCCGTGTCGGTGTCGGCCTTGGCGCGGATCGCGGCTTCGTTGATGCCTTTCTGCTTCAGCAGATCGCCTTGCGCGAAGCCGGCCATGGTCGAGCGCAGCGTGCCGGCGCGGGCCAGGTCGTAGTTCATTCCGGTCTTGGACTTGCTGTACTGGTCGTCCAGCTGCGGCAGCGAATAATCGAGATTGGCGTTGGTGTACTTGTTGTAAAAGTCATCGCCGAAATTGGCGTTGCCGAAGATGGTGTCGATCGCGCCCTTGCCCTGCGCAAGCCGAGCCTGGCGCAGATTCTCCTTGTCCTTGGCCTCCTGGGCCTGCTGCATTTCGAACTGCACCATTTGGTTATTCGAAGGACCGCTTTTTCCTCCCATGGTCTCAATCCTTTAGGTCTGTTGGTCGGTGACGGTCAGGGCAGAACCGCCGGTCGCGCTGGTGCGCGGTTTCGTGCTGACCTTGGTGGCGTCGGCCCAATAGTTAGGAGGCTTCAGGATGCTGTCCGCCAGCTGCGAGCTGAGCGAGGTGTCCGGCAGCGAGGTGTCCTCGGTCGGCGTCGGCGCCGTGGCGTCGGCGGCGGCTTTCTTGGCGTTGATGTTGGACTGATACGAATCCATGTCGAGCGGCGCCTGCTTGGCCAGCGTCGCCTTGGCTTCCTCTTCGGTTGCGTAACCGGAATGATCAGGCGGCTCCTGGTAGTAGTTGCCGCCGCCGCCGCCTTTGCCGCCCATCGCTCGTATCCTTATGTCGTTGTCGTTTTCAGGCTGCCGCTGCCTTTTTTGGTGTTCCTGGTCGAATCGATGCCGCCGACCCAATATTTCGGCGGCGACAGGACCGCATCGCCCAGGCCGTTACCGAGGCTCGTGATCGGAGGATTGCCGGCCGCGGTCGGGCCGGGGATGGCTCCGCCGGCGCTGGTCGGAGGCGGGGCCGGCGCTGCGGGCGTTGGCTCCGGTGCCAGCACAGCCGCCGGTGCAGGCGCGGGGGCGGGCTCCGGCGCTGCGGCCGCCGCGGGAGCGGGTGCCGCTGCCGGCTCTGGCGCCGGCGGATCTGAGAATTTGTTGCCGTTCGCCGTGAACTCGGAGGCGGTCATCGTCCGCTGGCCAGGGTACGTGCTCGCCGCGTATTGCGGCGTCATCGCTACCGGCCCCTCGGATGTATCCACATAAACCCAATCGCCGGCGCCACCGCTATCACCACCGCCACCTTTGCCGCCCATCGTTTCAATCCTTACTTCGTGGTTCGCAGGCTGCCGCCGCCGCGTTTGGGGGCGCTTGTGGAGTCGATGCCGCCAACCCAATATTTCGGCGGCTTCAGCACCGAGCCGCCCAGCGTGTCGCCGAGCGGCGTTGCGGGCGCGCCGTTGCCTGACGCGCTCGGTCCTGTGATTTCGCCTCCGGCGCTGATCGGCGTGCCGGTCGGCTCTGTCGCCAGCGCCGGGCCGGGGTCCGGCACGTAGGCGGCCGGAGCGGCGACGGGAGCGGCCGCCGGCGCAGGCGCCGGGGCCGGCGCGGGCGGCGGCGTGTAGCTGCCGTAGAGGGCGGTGAAAACCTTGTTACTCAGCTCGGGGGTCATGAACGGGTTGTCATCGCCGCCGCCATAGGCGGCGTACCAATCTCCTTCGTTGGCGAAGTTGGCCCGCTGCGATTCGTAGTGCTGCCTGGTTTTCGGATCTGCCGCTATGCTGGAAACCCAGACATCTTCCGGCGCGACGTAGCTCTGTTGCCCGCCCATGTCACAGCACCTTTCTGAAGATCATGCCGACCGGGTCGGCACCGAAATGACGCCCGACCATGTTCATCAGCGAGTTTTGTTCGGGCATGCCCGAACAGATCGGGAAGTTCATCACCGCGCAGCCGTCGCCCTTGGCCAGCGCCAGCACCATCTCGACCAGGCGCCGGCCGAGATCGGTGCGCTGGAGGCGCTTCACGACATAGGTCTCGTCCATCACCGCCATGGCGTTGGTGAAAACGTCGAACACATGATAGCTGCACACGCCGACGATCTCGTCCTGGTCGAGCGCGATGACGTAGACCACGAAGTTGTTGGCGAGCGCGCGGGCGAGATAGATCTGCGCCTTGTGCTGGTGGTACTCCAGGCAATTGGCCCAGGCCGACAGATGGAAGAAGTCGCCGAGAAACTGCGCGATCTTCGGCGCGTCCTCGAACGTGGCCAGCCGGAGTTCAATGTGCGGTGTGGCCGTGCGCCGTGTCTTGGTAGTCGGTGCTTTTGGCGGCGTGTTCGTCGGCGAGCCATCGGTAAGAGGTGAAGGCCTCTCTGCCACTGCCGTATCCATGCAACACTCCCTCTGGTTCGGCCCCGATCAATGACATGAACCGGGCGACGTCTTGCCGCCTGGCCAGAGCTGCTGCCTCCACACGGTGGAAGCCCGACTGCGCCAGGAAGGGGAGCACAAAATGGCGGATCTGACGTAACATCGGTAGTAGTACCACGCCCCAGCGGTCGGTCCCAAAGGCAAATCCAGCGCCGACGCCGGATCGGCGGCGGGCCAGGCCCCAGATCGCGACAGGGCCGTCCTCGTAGGTGAAGGCGCAGAACGCGAACACCTTGTGGCGCATGATGATGTCCGGCAGCGTGTCGAGATTGACCTCGCAGGCCGCCATTTCCAGCATGTCGTCCTCGCGCAAGCTGCCCAGCACAGCCCTGATCTGGCTCTTGTCGGCGGGGACGATCTCGACAGCGGTCATCCGGCTGGCCCCACGGCGTAATGCACGATCATGTTGGACAGCGTCTGCGGCCCCGGCACTTCCGAACGCAGCCGCAGGCTCATGTGGGTGGAGTAGCCGTGGATGGTGAATTTGCCTTGCAGGAAGGTGGCCTGGTCGAACGTGCCGAAATAATCCTCGGCGTCGAAATCCTGCACGTTGAAAGCGCCGTAAACCTCCCAAGGCATGCCGGCACAAGTGGCGTCCAGCCCCTGGAATGTCTTGTAGGTGGCGACGTCGTTGCCGGCGTGGAACGGAAACACCAGCTCGACATAGCTGTCGTCGTAGACCGGGCCTTCCTCGGAGATGCCGCCATAGGCGTAGATCGTGTTGTTGTTGTCGCGGACCACGATGCGGTTGTCGTGGATCACCGCGGCGGTGATGACGAAGCCAGGATCGTATTCCGACCAGGCGGTGATCTTGGGACCGGGGAAGGCGGAGAGGATGTAGATGCGGTCGGGCAGGATGATCCAGAACCGGCCGGTGACAGGTTGGAGGATGGCGATGGTGCCGCTCATCCAATCCGGTCCCATGTAGCGAAACAGATCTTGTATGACAGGGTCGAGCGGCGAGCCGATGTCCGACACCGCCGCGGCGAGAGATGAGTTTCTAGCGCGGAGCGAGCGGATGCCGGATTGCGACAAGTACATCACGTCGCCGGAGCCGTATTGCAGCACCG